CGAGTTGTGCCGTCCCTATATTGCCGAGCGCTTCGAGTCCTTTGGTGGCGTTTTGAAGTTCAGCGCTGAATTCTTGCAGGTGTTTGTTGATTTCGTCTTGCGTGGATAGTCCGTCGTTGCCGCCGAAAATCTGTGAAGCGGCAAGTCCTATACCAACCTGCGCCACTGCACCCCAAGGGCCAGTCATGCCCAATCCTTGCGTGGCACTTCCGATTAAAGATGCCGTCCCTTGCTGCATAAATGAAGCTCCGATAGAAGCTCCGAGCCCTTGAAGTGCTCCAGCAACGTCACCGCTTTGCAGTGCGTCTACTATGGCGTTGGAGATGGATGAGTTTAGGGTTTTGCCCCAATCCTCGAAGGTGTTTTTAGCGGCCTCTTCTACCTCTTTTGGAGGTATCCATACTTGTTTTGCAAACTGCATAGGGTCTACAATACTGTTGTCGTGATACCACCCTTCCATAAGTTCTTTTTGTGCATCTGATAGGTCTTTGATTTTCTTTGCCGCATCTTCCAGCGCGTCGTTGTTTCTAATTATAGATGGCGTGCCTTCTGCCTCTCTTTTTCTTGCCGCTTCGTATTCATTGTCTCTGAGTTCCACAAGTTGCTCATTAACATCTGCGATACGCTCTTGTGTCTCTTTTAGTATGCGCTGGCGGTTGGCTTCGGCTCTTTTGTTGTTGGAGAAGTCTTTGCCCGACCACTCCATCCATGTTTTACCTAGTTCGCCAAGTTCTTTTTCAAGGTCGTTTATGGTTGCTTGATTTTCAATGCCAAGCATATCCTCCATGAGTCCTACGGCTGACTCCATAGCTGGCAGCATTGACCTTGTAATCTTGTTACCTACGCCCTCGAAGCGCTTGCCCATTCTGTCGAGCCTGTCATTGAGTTCCGCGCTTGCGTCGTACATGTCTTGAGAAATAACAAGGCCAAGGCGTTCGGCCTCTTCGCGGTATTGTGCTATCTTTTCAGCGCCAAGGTTGGCAACACGCACAACGTCTGCGGCAGATTTACTAAAAAGGTCTTGCGCGATTGCGGTCTTTTCCATACCGTCAGGCAATTCGCCGATACGTTGCAAGAGATAATCGAATGTTTTTTCTGTTGAAGTGAAGTTTTTGCGTGCAAATTCGGCTGTTATGCCGAGTTCTTCAAGCGCTCTCTTAGCCGCGCCGCCGCCGTCACGCTTAAAGTTATTGATGCGTCTGGTCATTGCACCAGTTGCAGCATTGAGCTTTCCAATGTCCACAGCGGCAAAACCTGCGGCGTATTGCATCCCTGATAAATACTCAGTCGATACAGCCATTCTTTCTGCCATCTTTCCGATGGAGTCTGCAGCATCGATTGAACCTTTGATCATGCCTGCGAAGGCGTTTACACTTTGGAAAGACACATATGCGGCGGCAAGGCCAGACACTGCCTTTTTAATACTTGCGAAGCTGTTCTTAACTGTACTTTCGGCCTTTGTCATGCTTTGCGCTAGCTTGTTGACTTCGCCTCTTGTGAGAACCAGCTCTTTGGTATCCGCATCAATTCGTAACCTTAATGCTATATCTTGAGATGCCATGCTATAATGACCCCATTATGAATTCAGATGCACTATTTTTTCCGGCAATGGCGTTACTTGGCTTTTTGATAGGAATAATATTTTTCATTCTGACTCCCGTCATGTTTTGACGTGTTAGCGAGTAGCTACATCGCCCTGCAATACTGCAGCATCTCGATAAAATCAAGCCCATATTTTTCGCAATACCTGTCAATAACCATGGCATTAACCGTGGTGCCGCCGAACCCGTTGCCTTCAATAGACAGTGAATAGCAGTTGTAAACCATCCAATCGTAGTCATCCTGGAGAAATAGGACCCCTTTTGATTCAAGAAACTCTCGTTCTTTGTAGTTTGGATGATTGCCGCCATTGTTCTTCACCTGCTCCGCATACAATCTAAGACGCTTTATGCGTTCTTTTTCAGCTTTCCCAGCTCTTCATCGAGCACACTTTTAAATTCATAGATATTGCCGTCTGTCGTCTGCTCTGCTACGATCTTATCGACTGCCCCGTCTGTATCTGATCGAAGGCATTGTGTCAGTGTGTTTTTTAGAAACGAAAGGCGCTCTTTTGCGTCTTCGATATCAATACTCTCGTCGATCTGCTGTGTCGTTGGCTCAAGATACTTGACCTTAGCGCTTGTGCCGTCCATAAATTCATAAGTGAACTCGATGTGTTTTCGTACTGCTTTAAATGTCTTCATTTTCGTTTTCCCCGGTTTGATAATTTTCGGCTTGATTAGCGCGGCTCAAACCGAAAAGCCGCTACTGCTAAGCAGTGATGTTGCTGTAATACTTCAGCGTAAAGTTGTCGTTACCGCTTGTCGGACGGCATAGATACTCTTTTGTGATGCTGTACGCGCCACTGTTGTCGTTGCGGTTCGGCGTTCCAGATACTTTTGCTACCGGCACTGCAAGCTCCCAAATTACCGTGTCACTCGTATCTTCGAAGTTGGCATCGATTGCAATGGTGTCGCCGGCTACGATTGAGCTGTACCCCTCTTCAAAAACACTTGATGACAAATAGGCGCTGACGGATAGCGTGTGCTTCGCTCCGTTAATGACAACTAACTGGTTTGCAGATACCATTACTGGCGGCATCGTGATATCAAGATTCATAGAAAAGCTGAGTGACTGCGGATCGATAATGCTGCCATCGACCGTAATCCCGGTATTGGTGCCGTCCGTTGTAGTTAGTACCGCCGTAACCGGCTTGACTGGATCAGCTAGCGTATTGGTAGCTGCTGTGTCTGTTTTGACATAGCCGCTGATGTTAAACGTAATTTCAACTTCTCCTCCGCGCTGCACTTCGATAGCGATACTTGATGCACATTTCTCAAGGACGACGGTGCGGTCCGTGTTTTTGATGGTAATTTCGCCTTTGCCTTCTCCGGTAGAGTTTGGCGTGAAGTCATATACCTTTTTGCCGCCTACCGCTGTGCCTTCTGCCACGCTTAGGTTCGAGATCTTCAGAAAGTCTACAAGTGCGCCGTCAATGTCCGTGCTCTCCGTGACTTTGCCTAAGACCGAAGTGAAGCTGCATGTCGCTTTGCGCGATGTGGTAGCGAAATAAATATCATCCTGCGCGAATGTATTGCTGATTGGATTCGATTCAACGGAATCAAGCTCAAAGTTCAGATTCACATCCCGCTCTTTTTTATAGATGGGGCCTGCGCTCACAACACCCGATCCATCGTTTGTGACTTCAATAGTAGCCCCGGTTAATACAAGTGCCATAGGTTCTCCTTTTTACACTTGGTGGATATTTATGACAGCTTGAACCGTCATGAAATCAAAATCAAGGTCGTTCTCATCAAGGCCGCCGCCTATGATGCGAATATCCCCGCCGTTATTCGTGAATTGATTTGCCATTGCGGACAGAAGCTCTTGAGAGAAACCGCCCTCTTTGGTGCTGATAAAGTAATCAGCCTCGTATTGCGTCGGGTTTATCATCTCCCACCGTCCGCGTCTGATCTTGTAATGGTCAAGATGTGCATCGCAAACTGATGTTATGGCAGACAGTGCTTGAGCTTCAGTCACGATCCACCGCCATATAGATTTCAAGCCCGTCATCAGACAGATCATGGTTATGTATGGTGTATGTGGCGGCTCCAATCGTGATAGTATCCCCAGCTGAAACGCCCTCAGCATCTGTGGCAATAGCCTTAAAATAGGCATATTCTGAAATGTCTACATTCAAGTCGTCGTGCTGTTGCACATAAACATCTTTTGGCACACCGCCGATGTTGATAACAGCAGCTTCGCCCAGCTGCTGGTAGATGGTTGACAGTCTGTTCTTCATCATCGACGACACGCCCATTTATTCGCCTTCTATCAGTGCGATCATGTCGCTTTTTTTAAGTTTTGGGTCAATCTCGATGCCGTTTTCTTCGCCCCACATGACAAGTTCTTCTTTTGTCATGTCCTCGAAATCAGGGGCATCTTCAAGGTCGATGTCAATGTCGATCTCGTCTTCAACCTCAACGGCTTTTCCCATGCGGATCAGCTCTTTGGCTTCTTTGTTCGGCACGTCCACGATGTCACCCTCGATGAGAGTGACACCAGGATATCGTGTGCTGCGCAAAACTTTAACTTTCATTTCACACCACCTTAAATGATCGCATCTTCGATGATTGCGAAGCTCTCAGGGCGGCGAACGGCAACGTCATAAAACACGTTCATTGCGATACCGATTTTTCCGTCTTTGCGAAGTGCGTGTGATGTTGAGTCAACATTAAGATCAACACCTCCCCAGAAGCCGATCAGAAGGTCAGCGAAGTTACCAAATGTGATGTTTGACAGATTCGTGCCTGATCCTTTTGTCAGGTTGCGAGGCACTTGATTTGATACGCGATAGCCATAACCGTTAATCATGCCATTGTCCCCCGCGATGAATTGCGGATAGCCGGACACTTTCTCTTTAGTCTTGACATAGCCACGGCCTTTTGAGTTCATGAGGTACAGCATCTGCTCTACGTCTGCGTTGTCATCGCTGATCAGCGTTTCAAGGTTGACGAAGTTCGCCCATGTTGGCGCTACGCCATTGGTTCCCAGCGCAAGAACATTTACGCCCGTTGCGTTACGGATGCCGATAGGCATGTTCCCCGTGCCATCACCGTTGAGGGCGTTGTAATCGATTTTGAGTGTGACTTCGCACAGAAGATCCATCTTGATAAGGTTCTCAACATCGATAGACGACTGATGCAGAATCTGATCGGAATAAGTGCCGTTACCGGTAGCGCGGCGCGGCGACAGTGTGATCTCGTCAAGTCCAAGGTCACTCTCTGTTGCAGCCCCAGTTTCCGTCTGGTTCTCTACCGTCATAGCTGAAGTCTGTTTCGGAATTGTCAAGTTACCGACAAGCCCGTTGAGGATTGTTGCAGACTGAATCACGGCTGAACGATTGCGAAGCAGGTTGATAAAGTTTGCCGCTTGCAGGTCTGTTGCCACAAGGTGATCGCCTCCATCGGCTGATGCAGTCGTAAGGGTACGGCTCATAACGTCCATTGGAATCATGATGCCTGTGGCGCGTAGACCGCTTGCTTTTTGTGCAGCGCGTGATACTTCATACTCATATCCGGCAGCGTCTTGAGCGCGATGGTCGTTCGGGTTTGCAAGTGCAGCCAGTGCGCGTGTAAAACTGAATTGCTCGATCTCTTTTGTATCGAGTCCGATGAATCCCGATTTTGTATCCACCTGTTTGCCGGGTTTGAATGTGTCAAGCACCTGCACGCGGAATGCGTCTACTGTAACGCCCTCTTCAATAGCCTTTGTAGCCATCTCTTGTTTCCCGAAAGATGACGCAATGGCATTGATCTCTTTGGCACGGCTAAGTTCCTCTTCACGAGCCTGCTTCATTGCTTCAGCGCGTTCTTTTTGCACATCGATTGCAGGTGTTTCGGTTGCGCGAGTCTCTGTTGACTCTACTTCTTCTTTGATTTCTTTTGGCATGTGATCTCCTTTTCGTTTTTCTTTTGATCTGCCTACGCCTACTGAGATATCAGCAGGCACCGATACGACGCTGATTTCAAATGGAAGCCACTTCGTGACCGTCCATACGTCTTCGCCGTCCCTTTCGCCCGTTTTCTCCGCATCATTGACGGCATACCCGACGCTGATGTTCTTTCTGATGCCGTCTTTGACATCGCCGTAATATTCGTTTGCCAATGGGGAATTTTTGGAAAAGCGTACCACCGCCCGTCCTTTATTCCCGTCGATCCATGCGCGTTCCACCACGCCGATCTGTTTGGTCCCGTCATGCTCCGCCAAGAGAGCCGCCCCGTTTTCCAGACGGGTCATATCTACGGCATCGGATCCGTGGCTTAACACCTCGTATCCCCATGAACGCAGATATGGCACGTCGCTTGAAAAGCTGAGTTCTATGGTGCGCTGATCCTCGTTTACACTTTTTATCTGGCACTGGCCAACACATACGTTACGCTCTTGCTTGCTCCCGATAAAGTCAGGCATCGTCTTCCCCTTGTTGATTGATTTCAGACAGCAGCTGCAACAGTTCCGCATCGCTTGCTGTAGTGATTCCTATTTTTTTACGAAGCTCTTGATCTCTCTTGATTGACATATAAACCTCTTCGATGTCGTACCCCATCTCTGCCGCGATCATGGATGGCGACTTAAACCCGGCTTTCATTGCGAGGATGTTAGACGTCATATCTTTTTGCGGGTCCACCCAGCTCCAACGGCGCGGCATCCATTTTGGGGCATTGAATTTTTTGATTTTTGAATATGGGAGCGGTATCTGCTGCGTCAATAAGGCCATCTTCAGCCATCTTTCATAGATGCGGTCGTTCAGACGCTCAATGAACCATGACTGAAGCACCATCCACGCGTCGCGCTCATCCAGTACACCTGCGCGGATCGATGAATAATTAACACCCTCAAGGTCATTCGAAAGGTAGTTATAAGAGACATCAAACCCCGATGCTATGCCCCTTAGAATTGCCTTTGCAAAGTCTTTAAATGCTGATGTCGGGTGTGTCGGGTCAAAAGACTGAAACCCCCAGCCATCAGGCAGTGTTTCTATCATGCCCGGTGTCACCTCTTGGACGGGATCTCCGTACTCGTCGGTTTCTGAACTTTCGTAGTCCTCCCCGGCAGGTTTGGTGTAGAAGCCGCTCTTTGCCGCACCAAGACGCGCCGCTACAAGTTCGGCCTCTTCGTAGCCGCCAAGCATTTTTAGGTTTGTCATGGCCGCGTGCATCCACGGTACGCCACGGCCTTGAGATACGCGGTCTTTGACGTAGAGATGAATGATTTGATCAGCCGGGACTCTGATTATCTTTTGAGATACAGCGGCATGAACATCGCCTGGGTGATTCTCGTAGAGGTGGTACGCCTGGGCTTTTCCCCATTCGTCATACTCGATACCCATTCTGATGTTGCGCTTGAAATCATGGAAATGCTCTGGTAGATGATCCGCTTCGATCAGTTGCAGCGCGAACCCAAACTCATTGGGATAGCCCTCAACGATTCGAATAAGCACTTCACCATCTTGAGCCACCGCTCCGACCGCAAGTGTGCAGAACTGTTTGAAGCTGAGGCTATCGGTCACGTCGCACGATTTACACCATTTCGCCCATGCGGACTCTATGAGCTGGTTTGCCATAGTGTCGGGCTTTCCGTTGGGGTCCATCACTTTACTTTGGAATATGATGCCGCTGCTTCCGATGACGTTGCGCTGAACCATCTTGAAAAATTTGCGTACCCAGTGATTATTCCGTCCAAGATCGCGTGAACGTGAACGTATTTTTGAGAGTTGCGACCATAATAGTGCGTCCGCCGTAGCGTTGCCGTTGCCCCACCCGTGGAATAGGTCTGAAGTTTTTGCTGCGTCGTAATTGCGGATCATCTGAAGCGCGTCCTGATGGTTTGGAATGTTGGGGTGCTGGTTCCGGCCTTCGATAGTGAGTCTACCTTGTTTTGCCAGAAGAGGATTTTTTTTGTAATCGTGTCCGCATCGACACTTGTATAGCTTTTGCCAGAGTCGCTGAATGACTGGCCCTCTGCAACACGCGCCTCTGCTTCAAGCCATTTGGTAAGATTTGCTTCTGCTTGCTCAAGTGTTATTCCCGGCAAAATAGCCCCCAATTAATCGATTATGAGAGTATTTTTGCTAAAAGAGGGGCATTTTTGCGAGATACAAAAAAATGAATTACGTTTTTTTTATGAAAGTTTTGAGAGATTGCGCGAACGACTCCACCGCCGTCTGTATCAATGCGCTCTCGGTTGTATCGAACTGATAAGCGATATCTTGGATGTATTCAAGCGTTGATCTCGGTATTCTGACAGACTTCAGCGCCTTGGGATCATCCAGCGGCTTTCTGCCGCTATTCTCATTTCCAGCCATCTACCCATCCTTTTTTTATTCGCTCTTTTTTCTGTTTTTGCTTTGGCTTTGACTCAACTTCTTTGATTACACCAAGCTTGATATTCCGATCCGTCAGCCTTTCGATCTTCACTCCCGAAAGCATTAGTGCTGCGAGAGAGTATACCCGGCAATCCCACGCCTCAACGCGCGGCCTTTTGCCCTCCCACCGTCCATCATTTCGCCTTCTCTCACCAGTAAGTTGTTTGAAGTATTCGAGGCTGTAGCACTCTTTTTCCGGGTAGTGCATATAGTTAGGCCCCGGTGCGTTCGTGGATACTTTGGCGTGAATATCATTTTTTAGGTAATTTACGCCAAGCTTGAATATTCTGCCTCCGTATTTTGACTTTGTAGACCTTGTTGTCACTGGTTGCGTATCGATTGCCGGTGATCCAAATACAGCATATATGCGGCGAGTCAATTTGTTGTAACAGAATGTGTCGATGTATTTAGCCCGGTGTCCGGCGCGGTCGATAGCGGCGGCGTGGATTCTCATGCGACCGCCTCCCTCCACTTCAAATGATTGCAGCAGGTATTCATCAAGCTGCCTGAGCGTGTCTGGTGACTTCGGATCGCCGTTAATGACTTTGTAGTCGATACTCCACGACTCTTCAAAGTCCCCCCACCCAACAACTTCTATCTCGATCCGGTCATCCTGTGTGTCGGCCCCGGCGGTGATGACGCGAACCTCTTTTGGCACCGGTGCGGGATATGGCTCAAGCCTTCCGTCGAACACTCTTTCATTGACCTCGGTGTTTTCCTCCTCCCACGTCATCGCCGCCCGTGTGTTTTTCCAGCGCTTCATCATCGTGACGCGGCCTTCGGTCTCCATCTGCTTCAGGGCCTTAAGGAACTCTCTTGCTATCTGGTCCCATGTCACCCATCCAGCAGGCGAATAGAAAGATGAGATATGGAAGCCAGCGTTTTGATGCCCTTGGTTTTGAGGAATCCACTTGCCGTTTGCCATCATCCACGGTTTTTGATGCTCATGAATGAGAGAGCCGCAATGCTTACATGTAAAACAAACCTCGTCCGTAAGCTGGTAATCTTCATACGTGATTCTGAACTGGCCCCACTCGAAATGCACCATTTCGCTACACTCAGGGCAAGGCATGTAGAAATATCTCTGATCGGAATCATCAAACTCTTTTTCGATATTCGATATTCCCTTCACAGTCGGAGTTGAATTGATGAATATCTTTCGCTTTGATCCAAATGAGTCCGTGCGGTTTTTGCCGAGCTCGATAGGTGAGCCTTCTCCATCAACGTCATCCGGGAAACCGTCTACGTCATCGAGTATTAGCCACTGAATTGAATCAGATCTAAACGTGGCATTGGTGTTTGACCACCCCATAGTCAGCGCGCCGCCGATAAACTCTTTTTCAAACATCGATCCGCCGTCCCCCCGGTTCTTTGAATGCTTGATAATGCTGTTTATTTTTGGCATAGCCTTGATCGCGGGTGTAATCTTTTTCTTTGAGTGCTTCTTTACAACGCTCTCAGTCGGCATTACCATGAGTATCGGCCCTTTGTATTGGTCCATCACTCCGAAGATAAGATTGTTTGCCGCCTCAGTGATTCCCAGCTGCGTACCTTTCATGACAGATACTATCTGCGTTTTTGAGTGCGGTGACAGTTCATCCATTATTTCTTTTAGATATGGAGTCCGTGATGTTCTCCATCTGCCGGGTTCCGGTGACGCGCCTCGAGGCAGCCGCCTGTGCTCATCGGCCCACTCTGAAAGAATCTGATGCTGTACAGGGCGAAACGCTGCAACGAATGACTCTTTAAACTTTTCGGCGATCATCATTTCTCCTTTTTGGCGATATCTGCCATCTCTGGTTCCAATGCTTCGACCTGATCTGCGGTATCTTGCATGACAGCGACTATCTCATCACGCATTAGCATTTCGCACCGGTGCGGGTCATCTTCTTTGGCAATGATAGAGGCGATGCGATTCGGGATAGAGAGCATTCCGTTCTTTACGAAGTCACCGATTTGAAACGCGATGCGCTGCATTTCTGTGATCGGGCCGTACTCAGCGCGGACTACTTTCAGCTTTTCTTCTTTGAGCTGTGCCGATGCCAATTTGTCACGAAGGTCAGGTGGCAGAGTGTCCGGATCGAGGTCATCGGCTTTTATTTCATCATCGAAATAGCCGTTTTTTATGCCCCATATTACTACTTCGCGCTCATTGAATGCATACCTGCCTTTTATTTTTTCCGATGGCAGACCATCCAGTCTTGACACATGGCGATCTGATATGTTCAGCATTACAGCTACCTGATTTCGGTTTAGCACAAATACTCCTCGTGTCATTTTTTGATAAAATAAGCGCTATGCGCTTGGCCTGGAACCCCGTGACAGATTGACTTCATATTTTTTTATATGACCAGAAAAGATGCGGGGTGCGCTTTACC